AAGCTTCTCGAACTGTTAAAGTTGCTGTAGAAGCATCTGACAGAGCAACGGCTTTATAAGAAGTAATGCGATCAAGTATATCGTAATTAAAATTTGTTGTGTCCCCCCATGATCCTGATTGATCTCCAGTGGCGATTTCTTCAAAGCCAAAGTTTGTTGTAAAGGTAGACATAGGTTAGCTCCTATTCAGGTTTAACAGGCCAAGTGATGTTGTCGGGGTCAGGCTTGGTCGGCTTTGTTGCGTTCCAAAGTGCCATATCATCAGCGTATGCAGTTTCAATGGCGGTCTTATTTTCTGGAACAGCGGCCCATGCTGTTAATGTAGCGTACATATCTCTACGACTTCCGCTTTCTGGTATTACATTTGACGGGAGAGACACATCTTCAACACCAAGAAGAGGCCAGATTGAGGAAAAGTCCTCCAGACAAATAAGTGTCAGGCTTGGAATGTTCTCAAAGTACCAATGTTGTGGCAGCGTGTGTTCCCCGCCACCTGCACTTTTGACATAACTTGCAAGATCACCAGCCATAACCTGATTGAAAGCTGAAACCGCCTCCGTCTCATCACCGTGATGCTTCAAGAAATCTTCCGCTCCTCGGTGGTAATCCTCTGTCATGCCAGATACCCAACGAGTGACGGGGTTGCGGATGAAAGCGTAACAATTCCCTTTAGGTGTATCGGTGTCCGCCCAATCGTAGATATCTATTAAGGTCAACCGCATACGACTTGAAGCGTTCTTTAATACTTGGACATGGTTAATTGTCCTTGCTGGATTAGCAAGAACCCTCAACGGTTCTGTTAGTTTCGGGGCTAATACCATGTCGTTAATCCGTTGGGCTGCTAGAAGCAGCGGTTAATGTGCCGATCTCTGTGAAGCCACCGCCAGAGCCAAGGTTAGTTTGCCATGTGGCAAGTGGGTTGTTGAAATAGAGACGAGGTTGACCTCCTGTTGGGTTAGTGCCAGTAGCGCCAAGATCAACTGGACCATCATTATAAAACTTCAAGCGATTGCCTGACGAACTAAGGTCTATATATGTATCATGCATCCAGAATTGCGACACATCACCATACCATTTCTCTAAACCAGTTTCCCGTGCACCGAAAGCCCAATTACGGGTGTAATCAATTGTTCCAGAAGACTCATTATTTAAAGACTTAACATCAACATTATCTATATACATATGGGACGAGGTGCCTGTTACCCACGAACACATTATATGATGCCAAGCCCCATCACTGTATGAAGCAGTTGATTGCATATCGCATAGTTCCGTTGCCGCTGAATTATGAACAATCATTCTGAAAATATCGCTTGTGTTAAATGTGGAAGAGATATACCCCCCAGCGTTATACCAGAGCCTACGAGTAGTACCGTTACCCGATGTCGATGGGAGGACCCACATAGAAAATGTGCCATCAGTACCATCAGGGAATGTAGGTGCCCCAGTCAGGTAATCATTCGTTCCATCGAAATGAACAGCGGAGAGTGCGAAATGCGACCATGTCACACCATTCACAGTATCAGCGGTATCGTCAGGCGCTCCGCTAAGGATAGCTACGTTATCCTCTGCCACACCATTGAGTGTTGCAATATCAGCCATTACGCTACCGTCAGATAATCAGGTGATGGGTTGAAGTATATAATGTCAGCCGTTACAGCAAAGCCTACCGTCCTGACGACATCACCAGAACCAGAGGGTGTAGTTGCAGTTATCGCTCCAAGAGTTGTAGAGACATACAACGGAACACCAATTGTCCAGTTCCATGTATCATCCCGGACAAAGCTCCCCGGAAGAGCTACGTTCATTGCTTGAGTGTCTGTTTTAGCTTCCAGTGCAATGCCAAGCATATTAATAGAAGTGCCTGTTGCGTCTGCGTCAGCTTCTAACCACTTGCCACCACTACCCATGTAGACCAAATCCATAATGGTCGAGGAGTAACCTGAGTCGAAAGTATTAGTCTGTGGACCGTTAGCTGTGTGGTCAGTGCCGGGAGTGCCATCTAAAGCGTCTGCAGAAGCAGACGTCCAATCCGTACCATCTGAAGTCAGTACATTCCCTGAAGTTGAAGGAGCTACGGTAGTCATAGCACTTGTACCCTCGCCAATCAGGACTCCATTGGCGGTATGTGTCGTCGCCCCAGTACCTCCGTTAGCTACTGGTAAGGTGCCCGATACATTGCTCCCCAATGCACAATAAGTCGTTGAAGTGCTGTTTGTACCACCATTAGCTATTGGTAATGTTCCAGTTACTCCGGCGGTTAAACTAACTTGTCCCCATGAAACATCCGTTCCATCCGTTTTCAATACGTAATTTGCACTCCCAACAGCCAAACGGGAAGTTACATTAGAGGCATTACGAACAACTATGTCTCCTCTTGTAGTTAAAGATTCTACAAGAGTTGCCGTTACTACTGCGCCACTTCCTGCGCCATCACAATAAACAAGGGCACTTGTAGCATTAGCTACGGTATAGTTATCTCCAGATCCTTGTGAAATAATAGTAGTATAGGGGCCACTGGAACCTGAATCGGTTGTAGCATTTATAAAAATAAAATAAGCAGAGGTGGTATTAGGAGCAATAGTAACAGTACAATTTTGGCTCAAGGCTCCTGTAAATTTAATTACACGGTACATCCCATCTTGAAGATTTTCCGTACCAGAACCTGGGGAAGCTTCTCGTACTGTAAGAGTAGCTGTGGAAGCATCAGATAATGCAACGGCCTTGTAGGCTGTTATTCTGTCTAAAATATCAAAATTAAAATTAGTCGTTGTCCCCCATGTGCCGGATTGTTCTCCTGTGGCAATTTCCTCGAATCCATAATTCGTTGTAAAAGTTGATGGCATTATTTTTCTCCTATGCCGCTATCACTATCCAATTTGGAGTTTGAGAAGAATCTATAGCACTCCAATTTGGAGTTTGAGAAGAATCTATAGCACTCCAAACCATAGGAGTGCTAACTGATCCAATTGCTTCTACTCCTGTGACAGTAAACGAAACTCCTTTACCTATCGATCCTGTGGCAGCGGCTGCCTCTACCCCAGTTTCCGAAACAACAACAGCGGCGGAAGGAGTAACGGTTCCTATCGCAGAAGCTGCTGAAACTCCAGTTACTGTTATCCCTGTTTCAGCACTAACAGAGACAGTTCCTATTGCAGAGGCTGCTGAAACTCCAGTTACTGAAACAACAACTGGAATTACCACCGTTTCGGAACCTATGGCCCCGGCTGCTTCTACTCCAGTTTCTATAATAGCGGCTGCATCACCCCAAACACCGCTATCCCAAGTAGATCTCCCCCATCCAGTTACTAAGTCTTCTACTACAGTTTCAAAACCAAGAGTCCCTACTGCTTCTACCCCTGTTACGGCAAGTCCACCATCAATACTGACGGATTCCGTTCCTGTGGCACCAGCAGCTTCTACCCCTGTTGCTGAAACAGTAATCCCAAAGATTACCGATTCACTTCCTATAGCACCAGAGGCTTCTACTCCCGTCTCTGAAACAACAATACCCGCTGAAGCAGTAACGGTTCCTATTCCACTAGCAGCTTCTACTCCCGTTTCAGAGAGTACACTGGACGTTAGAATGGTCTCAGATCCTAACGCTCCAGCGGATGAGACTCCAGTTGCTTCAACTGGTGCGGCACTTCCCCATGCTCCGCTTCCCCAAGTGCCACGCCCCCATCCAGTTAACGCGGCCATGGCATAATCCTTACGCTATACGAATTATAGCATTATTGGCGTCGTTAGCAGGATATTGAATAGTGAAATCACCCGCACTGGACGATTTATCACCACCGAAATCAAGTACACAAACAGTTGGATATGCTGCGTGAGTAACGTCTCCTGCCGTACCCGCCGCGCTAAGAGTAGAATTATAAATAACAGCAACCCTAGCACTGGAGATAGTGGAAGTAGACCACGTCGTATCCGCAAAATCCAAAAAGGCACATGGAACAGAACTACTGTTATCAGATAGCCCCAAAGTCACACTTGCAAGAGCAGCGCCTCCAGCAGAATAGGCAGTCCCACTTACTTCATTTGTAGCCGTGTAAGCAGTCAAATCCTCATTTGCATCTGTACGACTGGATGTAAACATCGCAACTTTAAATGTATCCGCCGCTATAGAAGAAGCATCTCCACGTGAATGAGACATCCAGAAATGAATTCCGACAGTAATTTCCTTCTTGTAAGAGCCACACATTGCTTGGTTAATAGCCATTTCATAATCTCCTTATAATTTCCGCAATGTCCTCATGACCCTGTTTTTTCATCAAGGCCCAAATAGTAGTTCGTTCACTCTTTGCCATGCTATGCATATAATAAATCAATACTTCTCTCAATTTATCTCTATGTGCAAGAGCTTGATCTTTTATAACAGAGGGAGCTGTTTCAGTCACCTGCATAATTCTATTCAGAGCCATATCAGCTATTTGTTCTGGACTATGACCCCTGTCTACTGAAGTAAATACAGCAACCGAACCAATATCCCCCTGACCATTAGACCCGATCATTAAGCCACTTCTTTTCTTACTGTATCATAAAGATACTCATCTCTCGTATTTCTTCCTTCACTCAATATTTTAAGCCACTGAATTGCTTCCATAAAACGATTATTATACAAGGAAAGAAGTTCTGGCTCACCCTTCATGAAGGTATAGGCTTCGACCAAAGCTCCATACAACAAAGCCAATTCAGCATTTGTTCCTAACCAACTTGTCCCATCAGTAGTTTCAGTAATTGAAGTTGGCCTATAAAAATAATGCAATTCCATAGTGTAAGCCTGGTCCGGGGTAGGAGCGAGTAAAAATGTAAGATCATCCCAATCAGCATAATATTCAGGGGCTCCAGTAGTAGCGGGATCAGGAGTATAATCCTGTAAAAAAGTAACGTGTTTTTGAAGCAAGAACTCATTACTTGAAGAGTTAACAACGCTTAAAGAAAAGGGCGAAAGAAAATCAGTGGGCTTTGTTAAAAACTTATTAGAAGCTGATGCAGAACCAGCGGCATTTTTCCGAAAAACAGATAATTGGCATTCTTTCAAAATCCGTTCTTCAGAATTCAAAATAAATCGATTTAATTGGCTTGTAAAAGTTGTTTCAGTATTATCCGTATAATCCTGAATAGCCGTTTTAAGAGTTGTGAAAGTAAAAGCCATTTTATGGACTCACTGTAACTGGACCAGCAGAAGCAACATCCCCACCCCCTTCAACAGAACCGGAGGTAGCCGTTTCACTGGAACCACTATCACTTACATCAAAAGTATACCGCGAAGAATCTACCTCAGTTATGGAATAACCAGTGCTGTATTCTATCGCACCCGCAGTAAACCCATCAAAACCAGCCGCTTTTCTAAATCTTACGGTGTCATCAGTACTTTTACCATGACCGGGCTCTGTGACAGTAATAACACTGCTTGCTGCATCCCCGCTTCTAAAAGGGTTGCGTTCTAAAAGAACCTCAACCTCTGGGGGAGTTCTGTCGGGCCTAGGGTTCCTTAAAGCTTGGGCTTCTGGAGGGGCTCTTCGAGGATCTAATTGGGGTTGTTTAGCTTCCCACTCATCAAACCCAACTAACATTCCTGTCCATTCCTTACGCATATCATTTAATTTATAGGCTGCCCCAGATCTATCCGATATACCTAAAGCATACTTCCCGGAAGCCCATTTTCCCATAATCAAGTACCGCTTATAAAGGTAAAAGAAGGAACAAGATTTAAACTAACTTTATCCCGGTCCTCTTCCGCAGCCCGATTAAATTCTTCTTCATAAAGACCTTTTAACAATTGTGCCCTATCAGGAGCCCTTTTTAATGAAA